AAACTAAAGGCGGTTTTCAGTTCTTTGTCCGCCGCCTCAGTTAGCGATTTTCTTCTTGCCATAACTTATTTTGGTTAATTAAAATGGTAGATCATCATCCTCAAACATATCATCAAATTCATCCGCTTTAGATTTTTTAGCAGCAGGTTTAGTTGATAAACTATAGTTTGATTTTGCAGGTGCAACTGTTTCTTCTACTTCTTCTTCCTCTACTTCTTCTTCCGCTTCATCTTCTGGGTTTAACCATTCTTGAAGTGCTTGTTTGATAGTGTCAAATGGAAGTGGTTTATATAAGTCAAGTGGGTTTTCTTGTTCTTCTAACCATTTCTCAATCAATTTTGAATCTTCAGACAATGCAGAAGTTTTCATTGATGGAGCAATTGTTGTTTTGTTATATTTGTTACCTGTAGATTCTGGTCCTACTGTAACTAACTTAATGTCACGTCCTGACATGATGTCTGAGAAATCTCCTACTTCCTCGTCAGCTGCCATTTGTAAAAATGCTTCGTAAATTTCTTTACCAAATTCCCACAATTGAACACCTTCAGACTCTTCACCACGCACGATTACAGGAGCGTAAATACGAGTTTTAGGATCTAATTTTTTAGCCAAACGCCAGTTTTCCTTATCGTTTGTACCACGTAATTGTTTTGCAAATTCTGCAATTGGATCTTTTTCTCCCCAGTTTAATGGTGAAGCAATTACTTTACGGCTTCCAATACCGTAATAAAATCTCATTTCTGTAAATGGGAATTCTTTGTTGTATTTGAACGGGACAACTCTAACCGTTTGTTTTCCAATGGTAGGCTTAAATCGCTTTACATTGCTTGAATTGTTGTTGGAACCTCCGTTTGAGGTCTTTTGCATAGATTCAAGTTTTTTCTTGATTGCATCTAGATTCATATAACTTAATTTATAATTTACAACTTAAATATAATAACCTTTTTTGGGATAACCAAATTATAGTTCAACTATTTTAAAAATCTTTGTATTTAATTGCTTGATCTCATTGTGTTGTGTAAGCAATATACAATTTCTATAATGTTGCCAATTTACTGGATATCTTGTATCAACTACTCCACCATTTAGTTTTTTAATTAGCTCATTTAAAGCGTTTATGGTGTAAAGTGTATTTGATTCTTTTTTTCTATGTACTAGGATTGTGTTTTCAGGTATGTCATTTACGTTACCTTGATCTACATTATATGTTATAACGTATTCGTTATTACTTTTGATATGCAATACAAACATTTTATCATACATTATGACATAACGATTTGAAAGCTCATCAATCAACGCCTCTAAATCACCCAACGCGGTAAAAGTACAAAATAGTCTGTTATTCATTAATGCAAAATCTAAGACTTGATCAAAGTCATACTGATCATACATATGATGGGGCTGTTCAAGAGTATTATACATAACTTTATTTTATATTATTGTAATTTGTACCTGTTTTAATTTTAACTTGCAATTTTTTTTCTTTAAATACTTGCATTATTTGTTCTATTACTTCTATTTCATCTTTATCTACATCAAATAAAAACGAATCGTAAACATATAATACGAGTTTAGTATTTTTTCCTCGCAATATTTTAAATATATCCCAGAGTATAAGAACATTATTTGCAGTCTCCAAGTTTTGTAGTACGTAATTTAAAAGTTTTTGTGGATTCATATCCTCCATTTCACTTTTTATAAAACTATGGTCTGAAACAGGACATTTAATATATCCTCCATAATTAAAAGTATCCCATAAATCATCTACGTATGCTTGTACTTGTTTGAAAAATTCTAGTTCTCTATATTCTTTCCATATCCCCCCATATAATTGCTTGAAGGTAATTTCTTTTGCTTTGGCATAGTCCACTCTATACATTTGAGCAAAAGCCATATGAATATCATCACACTCGAAATTGTAGTGTAATAAATTAGCAAGAAGGGTAGGATGGTAAGCACTAATATCCATTTCAATAAAAATATCATTGCGCGGTATAAAACATTCTCTTTCTCCATTTTCTTTATTTAAAGTTGAAAAATTAATTCCTCCAAAAGCATTTGAGGGTCTTGTTGTTAATGTGTTTAGGTTATATTGCGTGTATATAAATTCGTTTACTTCTTTATCAAAATACTGTTCAAATTTAGTTTGGTCCACTTTTATACCCGCTCGCTCTAGTTGATTAAACACAATTGCTGCTTTGTTGTAAAATGGATTTATCCTTATACTATTAAAATTTGCAAAATTCTCTTCACATACCTCATAATGTTTTACAATTGGCACTATTGTATTTAAATTTGTTGAATTTGGGTATTTGTTGTAAATGTGGGTGTGAGCTTGTGTTAATTGAGGTATATACGTATGTGGGGAGGGTGAGGGTTGGTAACAATGCTTAAGGCAAAAATAATGTAAAAATTCCTTTTTATCCCTAACGTAAATATATTTTATACTGTTTAATACTCTTAAACAATCCTCTATTGTTGAATTTATGGTTTCACTATGATTTATTGGGATAATATAACCTTTTGTATCCTCTTTTGGTCGAATATATAAAGCGCATACATCGTTTTCAACAGGATGTAAATTATGTGAGGTAGGTATTACTTCAACATAAGCAACTTCATGTTTAATTTGACAGAGTATGTCTATTTTATTTTGATCTTCTATAAGCCAATACATGCCTTAAAGATACAAAAGATATTTTAAGATTCCAAATAATATTTAGAAAATTGGCTTTTAAAGTATTGAGAAAAACCATACCATTTTAATCTATTTTCTACTGATGATACTGAAGCGAAATTTTGGCTATAAACTGAAGTAATATCACCATATATTTCCCATCTAATTTCAGCTGAAGAGTATAAATCCCATGCTATATTTGGGTCATTTTGGGAAATTTTTGAATGGGTTGTTTGATCAATTTCAAAATATCTTAATTCATTATTTTTTTTACAAAAATATCTATTAAAATATCCTAAAATTTTATCATCATCTGTAGGGAGAGTCATTCGAAATGTAGGAATTTCTCTTTCTGGTCTGTTTTGGGAAAGTGGAGTATATGATGGATTAAAAATAGTTGTGATAGGTTCATTGTTTCGAGGGGGAACAGTTTGAGTTGTATTATTTTGTACTATAGTTGAACGTTCATATGAACTAGGAATTGTGGTTAAAGGGATTAATTCAATTTTTGGTTGAAATTGTGGGTTTGGACCAGCATATATTTTACCTGTGGAAACTATATAATAACCTCCCTTATATTCTTCATTTGTAGTTAATATAGCATATTCCCCTCCGTTAGTATGAAGATTGGTTTTAACTTGGGATTTTGGATAGTATGCCATTTTTAATAAATATTATCTATTTATCCAATCTATTAACTTTTCATTTCTATTAAATCCTGGGAATTTCTTTTGGAGGGATTTTACTACATCATTAATGTATTTTTCAGTATCATTTTTATCCGATGGTGGAGCGTATATATAATAAAATTGTTCTGGAGTAATTTTAATTGATTTTCCTGCTATATCCTCTAAAGAAGATGGAACCTTATATTTTATTCTATATTCCCCAGCTGTTTTAACTCCCAATGATGTTTGATCTTTTAGGGATAATACCGCACTTGATTTAGCATTAACTACAGTCGCTGAGTAATTTCCATTAGACCATTTTTTAAGAAATTTTTCAACCATAGCTTTAGCACCTAGTTCTGGTGTAGAAAATTTAGCAAAGTCTCCCATTTTAGTAGCTCCTGGGTCTATATCTGGATAACTTCCTCCTCTTAGATTTCCTGGATTGTTTTGTCTAGTAGCTATAGTGCCTGCAACGCCATATCCTTCAATAGTTCCTTGGATTAGTGCCCATTCATATATAAAAGTTCCAGGAGTGTATCCGGCATTTTGAAGTACAGTAGATAATTTTTGATTACCTATTACAACAGTTCCCCCACCAGGTGAAGGAGTAACTGTAGGAGCTGTTTTAATTTTTTCTTCAGGGGCAGCAGTAAATGGTTGACTTACATCATTGACTTCAACAACATCAAATTTAGGGATTAAAGTAACCTTAATATTAGTTTCCCAATCTCCATCTTTTATAGTATGGTTTATTCCAGTTACTATAAAATCCAAGGTTGTTGGGTATCCATTAGGTAAAAAAGCAGTATCAATAGTTAATTTATTGTATATTTTAATTCCTGAAATTCCGTCTAGGGTAAATTCTATATTAAAGGGGATAAATCCTGTTGTTCCACCAGAATTTCTTTTAACAGGTTTATTGTCTATTATATCTACAATTTGGGCATTAAGAGCATAGTACAACTTATTATACTCTGTTGCCGAAGTTACATTTTGGCCTATTGAAGTTGAATCTAATTTCATACTGTTAATAAATATTAAAACTAAACTTTTACATAAACGGAAAAATGGTGAGTATCATTTGGATATAGCCAAAATACTTTTTGATCACCTCCTTGAGTTAAAACAAAGTTTTTATTGATAACATCGTGAACAAGAGCCGTTGGAACGTTTGCTGCAATGTCTCTATTCCAATTTGTTTTTCCACTAGCCCCTAATGGGTATTGCCCCGCATTTATATCTATAGCCATTCCAAAAGCATGGGCTGAAATTTGACCATAAACAACTCCACTTGGGGTGACATCTCTTCGTAAAATCCCAGCATCCCAAGAAACTATATGATTGCTGTTCCACATTCCTTTACTGTCTAAAGTTTGAGCCATTTGAGTCAATGTTGGAACCCAAATTTTGTTAACTCTTGCAGATTTTGAAAAACCACTATTTCCTTTGTATGTCCAACTAACAATATTTTTTGCATCAAAATCAGGATTTGCTTCATATACATTTCGTGCACCATTAAATTGAACAACTTTAGAATATAAAGTTCCTGAACTGTCTCCAGGTTTAGTGTAAAGTTTTATAGGGAATAACCCTTCATTAACTCCTGCTAGTTTTTTTAGGGTTGAGTTATTAATTGTTTTTGATACATCAATAAAATCTCCAACAGCATCTGCTTTTCTTGCTGGTGAAATGTAATTTCCATTAGCGGGGCCTTCTGTAGCTGAAGTATTTGTTGGTGAAGAAGTTACTGTTGTTGGGGTTATTGAAGGAGCTGTGTGAATTTTTTCTTCAGGGGCAGCAGTAAAGGGTTGACTTACATCATTAACTTCAACCGTTTCAAATTTAGGAATTAAAGTTACTTTCACATTAGTTTCCCAATCTCCATCTTTTATAGTGTGACTTACCCCT